ATGCAAACATCATACCAATTCTCCGGCCCGGTTCCTGCAATTTTGCAATTGTAATGCCAAAGATACATCTATAGCAAGAAGTGTGCCGAGCGACCTCCTGATGCAATTATTGAGCCGGTGGTTTCCCCGGGAAGTTGGCATGGAATTCGCAATGCAGATCTCACAACTTTATCAATTTTTGACGTTTTCATACTACAGTGGCCTATATTATCCTACATGTAGGCCGGCCGTCCTGCCCATCTATGCAATTCCGCTGACTTATGAAGTGTTACAATTTGTTGCTTGACATTGCTCACCGAAAAGGTAATATAATGTTTAACCCGGCAATCAGGGTTCTGGAAGGTGTCAAAACTACTCGCCTCGCTCGTCTAAGCATTCTGACTTTTGACATCTCACTAACGTTCGATACTTATAAACCTCGAAGGACGAATGAGCCAGCGAATGAGTACTGAGAGCATCTAGGCTAGGTTATGCTCATCTTTGTTGACACCTTTATAGTTTTATAGTACTTTATAGGAACTGAGCGGTCCAAAACCATTTTGAGAAATTAAAGTCGCTCACTGATGGCCCGCCGAAAGGTGGGCTTTTCTTTTACATAAACTGCCTACGGGCTTTTACTGGAGACAATCATGGTTGCTAAATTATCTGTTAGACCAAGCTGGGATGTGGATAGACTTACTGGAGTAGGAGACGGTGCTATTACTGGAGTGGGCACGACTGCCTATTTCGAGATTGGTGTCAAAGACCAGGAGGTAACTAGTATCCACTTACACACGCCTGATGCTGCTGCTAATGCTGCATACACGCTAGAGGGAACTAACTTCGATTCATCGGAACTTGCTTTTGATGCAGTCTCTACCAAGTGGGTTCCGCTTCCCATCACTGTTACTGCTCCTACTTCTGCTGCTGGAAGCATTACAAGCTTTAGTAATCTAGGAGTTAAGCGGCTACGTCTCAAGGTTGTGACTACTGCTACTACGCAGTTCTCCCTAAGACATTTCTACCTGGGGTGCTAAGATGCTAGTAGGTCCACAGACTAAATTACGGGCTGGGGCCTTCACTGGCGAGCAGCCTTCTTATCCTACTACATCAGCCGCTTTTGCTGCCTCAACGGGTATTACCCCTACTTCACTTTACACCTGTCTAGGAGCATCTGGTACACTCGTGGACGTTGTTGGTGGAAATAACCTAGCAGTTACTGGTACACCACGATTCAACCAACAGATAGGAGGTAGTGTAGGCGTAAATTACAACCTTGCTGGTGCTGTCGGGCACTCTGCTAATGTAAATGACCCTGGGCTATCAAGCTGTATGTTTGGTGCTATTGGAATCTGGATGGGTAGTGGACCAGCGGCATCGTTTCCAGGTATTATCGGTAGAATTACTGTAGGCTTAATACCAGAGATTGCTTTATACAAAGCCTCTGATACTTTAAATTACCCTAGAGTAGATATTAAGGGTGCTACCACTGGCAGTCTTTCATTATTTGATACTAACATTAATGTAGTTACTCCCAGACGTCCGGTTCTGTATATTGTGCAAATAGACAGAACTAACACAACTGCTAGACTTATAGTTGCAGATTCTATGAAACTACTAACTAATCAGTCTGGGTCTATAGCTACTCATGACACCTACTCTGGAGGAGCCTCACCTCTATTCTATGTTGCTTCTGGTACTGGTATAACTCTTCGTGGTGGACTTGGTTTATCCTTAGCTTTCTATGCTACTGGAGCACAGTGTGAGGGCGCCTCCACTCCTCTAAATATTGCTAAAAGGCTAGGTTTCGGTGAATAGAGAAGTTAGATACCCCCAGACTATTTCAGAGGCTATGAATGCTTCTGAGTATGGTGACACTATTATTGTGTATCCTGGTACTTACCTAGAAAGAGTTACTGTAAAAAGCGGGGTGTCTCTCTATGGTGTAGGGCTGCCTGTAATTGATGCTACTGGTATATCTGGATATGGTAGTAGTATTGAAATAGCAGGAGTTCATGATGTAGTTGTATCAGGGTTTTCGTTAAAGGGTGGGGCTAATACTTCCTGGTCTAATGTAGAAGGCGTTGCTATAAGAGATTTAAACAACGTAGGGGGAGTATCTAGTTATAATGTTATAATTAGTAATTGTGTATTCACAGGTATTATTCCTAGAGAACTAGAACCATACAGTTTAGGTATAGGTGTTGTAGTCTACGGCTACGGAGATGAAAGATTAGGACATCCTAGTTGTCATGATATAGTAATTGAAGACTGCTATTTTACTGACTGTAATCCTACTAATCTTAATGGAATAACTGTAGGTTATATAACTGTCATTGGTAATGTTACTAATATCACCATACGTAATAATACTATTATACACAGATATAGTAGATACAACTCTCTAGCTAATGGTATAAACTTTAGTGGTAACTACACTCCAGCATATCCAGCTAATCCTAGATACGTACACGTAGTTGGTAACTACATAGAAGGAGAATATCCTGATACCCGCCCTAGCCAGAGCATCTATTTAAATGTTACAGCATACGCAGTTGTAGAAAGAAACTACATTAAAAATTGGAGTTTCGGACCTATGGCTGCTGCCGAAGCTGGTAACTTAGATGAATTTACTTGTCATGACATTATAATTAGACGTAATATTATAGAGGCTTATTACTATGGAGTAACTGTGGCTTCGTGGTCTTCATTCTATAAGCAGGTATATAATATTTGGGTAGATAGCAACACTATTAGAAGTGACGTACTAATAACTGATGCTAATGGACAAGACAGAGCATATAATCTACTATTCACAAACAATATAATAACTGGTGATATCTCTAGTTCTTATATACATGACAACCCATTTTATGGTACACAGACTGAGGATGTAATTAGAATAGATAATCTTAGTACTGAAACCCCTGATTGGGTTACGTATAATACAGAAGAATTAGACTATCATGGTACTAAACAGAAAAGAACGAAGGGAGCAGAAGAAAAACAATGGATTCGTCGAAAGCTCGCGCGGAAGTATTAGCGAAGTTTACTACTGGTGCTATTGACCTACAGGAAGAATTGGATAACATTCTAAGAGTTCTAAAATTCCAGCGTCAGGCATTAACTAATAAGATGACTGAGGGTTTTGGTTATAAGCAGATGGAGTTAAACCCAGACGATGCTAAACTGGCCAATCAGTTAACTCTGTCATATCAGAAAGCTGTAGACTCTAAAGTAAAACTAGATAAACATCTCAGAGAACGTGCCGAAGAACTAACACCAGCAGAGGAGTTAGAGTCAGTTAAGCGTTATGTACAGAATCTAGATTCTACTATTAGACGTAAAATGCTTATTGAGTTGCTAGAATTCCACAATGCTAATACTGTAAATAGCCAATGGATGATTACTACGGAAAAGAAGGACTAGGAATATGTTAGTAAGAGAGTTTGAACCGGGGGATTTTAATTACGTAATTTCTGGATGGTTAAAGTCATTTAGGAAGTCAGATTTCGCAGGTGTAGTTAGTAATGATGTCTACTATGCTACGTATCTGCATACTATCGAGTCGCTGATTAAGTCTGGGGCTAGCATCCACGTTTGCCAAGATGACGAAGGTAAGCTTCTGGGCTTTATCTGTCATTCAGTAACAGATGATGGCTTCTCGGTTATTCACTATATCTACGTGAACAAACAGTGGCGGGATTTCGATATCTACGACCTCCTAGCCGACAAGGTTCTAGGTAAGTGCCCTGGGTTCTACACGTTCAAGACTCGTGAGATTAGCCGAGTCCTACAGAATTGGCGTTGGGCTCCTGAGATTGCTCGGAGGAAGTAGTGGCTAATGCAGTCTTAAAGAAGATAGCCTCTAAACAGCGCGTCTCTATAGCTGAAACTAACAAATCAGCGGAACGTGCTAAGGCTATCTTTGATAATGCTAACCCAGTACAACGATTATTCCTATCCGATACGAGTATTTTCCAGAGCATCCTTTGTCCTCGAAGGGCTGGTAAATCATTCTCAATTACTTCCAAAGCTCTCTATATAGGTGAGTGTAAGCCTGGGGCTCGTATTCTTATTATCTCACTTAACCTAAAGAGTACTAAGGAAAACTTCTGGGGAGCTGCCCCTGGTGGTATATTCTGGCAGAATAAAGTATACAATCTTAATTTACATTTTAATAACACTGACTATACTTGGACCCATGAGAATGGTTCTAGAGGTAGATTAGCCGGTGCTGATACTAGAGCTGATATTGAGGCTTTCCGTGGTGCTGGTGCTGAGAACGACGCAGTGTTTATCGATGAAGCTGGCTCGTTTGCTCCAGACCTACTACGTGACCTAGTATTTGAAGTCCTAATGCCCGGATTGATGACTCGTGGTGGTACTATCTGCCTTACTGGTACTCCTGGACTTATTCCTCAGGGACTATTCTACGAAGCTACGAGTGTAGTCAGCGTAGTTAGTGACGAAGATAACCCAGAAATTCAGCGTAATACATGTAAGTTATTCGATGGTACTGCGCTACCTGAGGAATCCCCACAGTGGAGTCTACATCGTTGGACTATTGAGGATAACATTGCTGCTCCTGAACAGTGGAAACGCGCTAAGCGAGCCAAGAAAGCTCGTAATTTAACTGATGAATCACCCACATGGAGACGAGAGTACCTAGGAGAGTGGGTTACTGACCCTTCAGAGTTAGTCTACTACGGCTATCTAGAGAACCGAGATAGCGGAAGAGTTACCTGGAATCCTGAATATTCGCTAGACAATCCTACTGGTCTACCTACGGAATTAGGCCCCTGGCATAAAATCATGGGTCTGGACTTCGGATTCGAGGATGATTCTGCAATTGTCTATGCTGCGTGGTCTGAAATAGCTAAGCAGATGCTAGTTTTCTACACGTTTAAGTCCAAGCACCTCAATATTGATGATTTCGGAGAGGAAATTCTTAGCACTATTGCTAGATTTGGTGCTCCTGAGGTGATCGTAGGCGACAAGGGTGCTCAAGGTAAGCAGATTGTCGAAACTATTAACTCCAGATATGGACTAGGAGTTATTGCTGCTGAGAAACAGTTGAAATATGACTTTCAGGAAATATTAAATGCTGATTTCCAGGCAGGAAGAGTTAAGATTCCTGCTAAATCTGACCTAGATGACGAGTTATGCTCTCTACAGTGGGAACTAACTAAAGATAAAGTTATTCTAGTACGTACTGGTAAACTGAGAGAGGACCCTAAGTGTGCTAACCACCTTTGTGACGCCCTACTTTATATATTCCGCTATGCTTACCATTTCTTTTCTAAGCCTAATACTCCTGAATTGGAGAAGTTCACGAAAGAGTGGTATGAGCGTAGAGAACAAGAAGCAATTGACAAACTGAGAAATAGGAGTTACTCTGATGCAAGTAACGATTATTTCAAGACAGCATTCAAGGAGATAAAACAGTATGCACGAGATACTCAGAGACTTAGAGAACTTTGGTAAAATGTTGGAACTCCTTAAGAATGCCAAAGTAAGAGCAATGGAGACTCCTAGCATTAAGCTTGTATTTGATACCGAGTGTCCTGATGAAATCGAAGATATGCCTAGAGCTATTGGTTTTAGTCAGGATGATGAGGATGAGGATGAGGAGTTTGAGGACGAACCCGAAGCCAAAAAGATTGGCTTTGATATTCCTGCTGAACCTCGCACTCTGCTGACTCGACTTAACTTGAAGGAAATGAAGTAATGAAACTACATTGGCTAGAAGATGGAGACTCCGACTACGAAAAGCAATGTCGAGCCAACTCTCTCATCGAAGATATGCGTAATCTTGAGATGGCGACTGCTGCTGTTCATCGAGGTAATCATTTTAATTTTCAGCTCTATAGTAACCGTTTTCTTGCCTCATTCGATTGGGGCACCGGGTATTATACTCAAACCTCTCTTGAACCAGTGTCTAGCACTACGGACAATGTTGTAGTAGAAGTTGTAGACGCCATGCTAGCGGAAGTTGGTAAGGCCAGACCTAAGGCTAAGCCAATATGCCACGGTGCGTCATTTGATGACCGTCGTAATGCTAAGAAGTTGGATAAATTCCTCTGGGGAGAGTTCGTACGTAACGATATCTATGAGGAAGGTAAGAAAGCTCTACTGAATGCTGAGGTCTGTGGTTTCGGCTGTATCAAGGTTTGTGCTGATGATACTGATGAGGGGACCAAGATTAGACTAGAGAACATCTTTCCCGATGAAATCCTGATTAACCAACAGGAAGTTCTGGCTACTGGGGAAGTACGCACAGTATATAGACGAAGGGTGCTCCCTATCGAAGTCGTAGCCCAGATGTTTGATATTGATGAAGCTGAACTAGAGCCTCTGTCTAGTACTGAGTATATTGGCTATCGTGAGATTGGCAAGGGCTATACTGTCCTAGGAGAAGCTTATCGTACTCATGGTAAGCATGTTATTGCAGTGAAGGATAGAATTCTAATGGAGGAAGATTGGGACCATTGCTGGCTTCCCTTTGTATTCCTACACTATGCTCGTCCGATGCACGGTTTTTATACACAGTCTCTCGTGGAATTAGTACTGCCTGACCAGATTCGTCTTAATGAAATTAACGAAGTTATCGAGGAAGCTCAGCGGCTATTCTGTGCTGGCAGGTTACTTGTTCCTCACGGAAGCAAGATTGCTACGTCCTCACTAGATAACTCAGCGGGTCGTATTATTACCTACACTGGTGCAGCTCCCGAGGCTGTAACCTGGCCTGCTGTATCTGGTGAATTATACGCAGAAAGAGACAGACTAAAGGCTGGAGCATTCGCTAAGGCCGGTCTAAACCAGGCTGCTTCTAGCGGTGCGCTACCTCCTCAAGCTAGATTAGACTCAAGCCCAGCGGTCCGGGAACTAAATTCAGTCCAGGATAGCAGACTTGCAGATTTAGTTCAGCGTTACGAGAAGTTCTACATGGACTTAGCCAAAACCATGATTAAAGTATTGAAATTAGAGGGAAAAGACGCTACTACTGTATGGTTTCCTACTAGTAACCATCTCATTACTGAAAAAATAGAGTGGAAATCTATTGACTTAGATGATAATTCCTATACTATAACACTAGAACCTGCTAGTTCATTTTCTATGACTCCATCTGCTATTAGAGATGACCTAGAATCTAAACTTAGCAGAGGTGAGATTAGTCCAGAACAGTACCATGACCAACTTCGTCAGTATGACCCAGATGCTTTAATTAGTATTCTGTCCGCTACGAAGGTTGCTATTGATAGTCACCAGGCTAAACTAGAGAATGGTGAGTTTGTATTACCTGACCGCAGTATGGATTTAGTTCTGGGATTAGAACAAATGTTATCTTTCTATAATTTACTTCTAACCTATGATGACCAGGACTCCAAGGCACTAACTGACGCTAAACTTGCTACACTGAACTGGATTGAAGCCGCTAAGTCTTATAGTAATGAAGCTGCTCAACCCTCGATTGAACAATCAATGGCTCCTCCTGCAATGCCGCAGATGCCAGCCATGCAACCCATGATGCAAATGCAATAGTGAAAAGGATAGAATAGAATGGCTGATGCTGAGATTGACCTGCTTGCTGAGATTAATGAAGCTGTTAAGGAATTCCAAGTAGAACCTGAACTTCCTCCAGAGCCCGAGGCCACTACTGAAACTAGTACTAGCGAAGAGGCCCCTAAGGATGAAGTTAAGCCTGATGTTCCCAAGGCTGATGTAGATGTTGATGCTCTAGTTGCCTCGAAGATTAAGGAAGTTGAAGATAAATACGGAAAGCTGTTGGCTAACCGTGTTGATTTAAGCCAGGTAGACCCTGATACCTATTTCGAGAAGACTGGCCAGGATAAGGAGCTGTTTTTCAAGCGTGAACTATACGCTCGTGCTAAGGATGGTTCTCCGCTCAAGGAACAGTTGAAGAAGGACCTATCAGAGTACGAGTCAAAGAGTGAAATTACCAAATTACGTGCTGAGATGGCCGCTAAGGAGCGTGCTGAGGAATCACGTAAGTACATTGAAACCTATAGAAATACTGCAAGAGATTACGTTACGAAGCTAGATGAGAAAGTTGCTCCTACGATGTCCAAGTTCGTTAAGTCGAACGAATCGGATTGGGTAATCGATGAACTAATGTCGGAGGTTAGTCGAGATGCTCAAGAGAGATTTGCGAAAGGTGACACCGGGGACCCTCTAACGCCAGAACAGGCTCTTAAACGTTTAGAGTCCAAGTATGCAAGATTCGCTAAAGTCTTTGCCACTGCTCCTGCCGCTCCAGATAAGAAAGCGGTGAAACCTAAGTCCGATGTAATCGTCAAGACTCCTCCTGTAGAAACTGAAGATGTTGGTTCTAAGGATTGGATTGACAAGATGCTCAAGGAAGCGGAGACAGAGTTTCTTCGTGAAGTCCGGAAAGCTAAGTAACTAGGCCAGTAAGGCCAACTAAAGGAAAAACAAATGACTGCTGCGTCTACTCAGAGCGCTCTTGCGCTAATGTATAAGAAGATTTACAAGGGTCGGGACCTGTCGAACGCCTCGAAGCGTAAGACTCCTCTCGGTAAGAAAATTGCTGTAAAGGATGAGCTTTACGGTGATAACCTGACCTATCCGATTCGTAGAGGTCTTGGTTGGGGTGTTGGTCGTACGATGGATGCTACTAACCCGGTTCCGAAGTCGGGTATTTTCAAGAACTGGGTAGTATCGTATACCGATACTGTCAAGCTCTATGGTAAGGTAACCGTTGACAATCCTGCGGTGATGCGTGCTAGCAGAGATGTTGGTGCGTTCATGCGTCTGACCCAGAAGGAAATCCAGGATACTCTGGATAACATGACCATGATTCGTTATGGTAACGAGCTTTGGTCGGACGGTGCAGGTAACATTGGTCGTATTCTTGCGGTTACTGGTGCTGCCCCGGTTACTAGCTTTACCCTGACTAACTACGAGGATGCGATTAAGTTCGATGGCTCGGGTAAGCAGGTAATCCAGTATTCGGGTACTCGTACTGGTGGTGCGGTTAGAGCTGGTTCGGCTGTGGTTACGAAGGTTGAGCGTTACACCTCGGCTGGAGTTGCTAATATCACGGTAACTGTTACTGGTGTTGACCCCCAGAATAACGACTACCTCTATCTGTATGGTACGTATGATAACGGTCCGAAGGGTATTCCCGCGTGGATTCCCTCGACGACTCCCTCGCCTACTACGTTCTTTGGTGTAGACCGTTCTGAGGAACCTGAGCTTCTGGCTGGTTTCAGAGGTACTTGGGAAGGTACTATTGCTGACTCGGCTTCTAAGCTTGTGTCGGTAATGTCGGCGTACTTTGAGCCGGATGCTACTGCGATGTGGGTTAGCCCGTATCGTTGGTACCAGCTCCAGTTCGAGCTACAGGCCAAGAATCTCTTTATGCTGGATAATCAGCGTACTCTGGAATGGGGTACTACGGCGATGAATCTAATTACTCCTTCGGGTGTAATTCCGGTTCTGGCTGACCCGTACTGTCCGGCGGATGCTGGGTATCTCCTAAACCACGGTCAGATGGAGTTCCTAACCACTGGTCCGATGATTCACGCGGCTGATGAGGATGTTGCTGGTCTGAGACTTTCGGATGACGACGGTCTTGAGTATCGGTTCCGCTCGCTAAGCTGCTTCCGTATGGATATGCCTCAGAAGTGTGGTGTATTCCCGATTAGCCAGAGCTAATCTAGAAAGGTAAATAGAGTATGGCTACTACTGTTAGAATTCCTGCTACTGGAGCCAAGTGTGGTACTGGAGCAGTATCTACGCACTGGTTTAAGTTTGGAGTGGGGGCTGCTGGTGCAGTTACCGCTGCTACGCTTAAACAGGCGGGGGATGGCGTTATTCGTTCTGTTGCACTTGTTCCAGCTTCCACTGGACGGTACACCGTAACTGTTAACTCTCCTGGTATCATTGATATCATCAATTGCAGAGTTACGTATGCAAAGGCTGCTCAGACTGACGCTGAGGTATTTGGGCACTACAAGGTTGGTTCGCTGACTACGGGTTCCCTAGGTACTCCACAGACGTTCGAGATTTTCTTTGCTACTTCTGCCGCTGGTGTTGCTAATGTTCCTACTGGTGCAGAGGTAATGGTTGAATTTGTAGAGGTACTTAACAAGTCCTTGAATAGCCGAGTGGATAACTAAAATATGGCTACAGTGACGGTTCCAGAGCTTGTCTCTAGGGCTGTCGCTGCTGCCGATATGACCGACAACTTCGTTTCTGAGGCTGTGTGGCTCTACTGGGCTAACGTAGCGAATAAGAAACTGGCCGTTAAGGTCGCACAGCTTGGGGTTCCCTATAATCAGTATGATGAAGTTATTACCTTAGATGGTTCTTCTGAGTACACTATAGCGGAGCCCCTCGCTGTTGTTGGGGTCTATTTCGTGCAGAGCGATGGCAAATTAAAGAAACTAAAAGCGGTTCATTCTTCTCAGAGAATTAACTATAACGGTATAACTACGATTGGTGACCCTAAGGAATTTCATGTTAGGCGTAACCTAAACACTATTGTACTAGATTTTTATCCTCTACCTTCTTCTGGTTCTGTAGTAGTTAGAGCTATTACGTATCCTGATAAGTTGGTTTACGCCACTCCTGGGGCTGGGGAAGCTGATTATGTGAATTATCCGCTAGGGTGGGAGGATTTTATAGTTCTTCATATGGCTAGAAATGCTCTGGCTAAAGAAGAGACTGTTAATCCTATGATTGAGGCTCAATTAAAGGATTGCGAATTACACATTGAATCTAGTTCTAGTAACTATCTACTAACTGACCTACCTAAGATTTTAGATACTAAGAATAGTGATTTCGAGCCTGATACTTGGCTCTGGCCAATCTAGAGGTAATCATGTTAGTACGTAGATTAGACCCAGACTTATTTTTCAAGGAAGTAGTAGACCAGTTTAAACAGATTCTTTCTATTACTAAGAATAATGTTCTGGTTGGTATTAAGAAGAGACTTAACTTTGTTGACTCAAGTAGAGTTACCTGGAGCATTTCTGATAATGCTACTAATAAATCTATAGACATAGGAGTCTCTGCTCTACATGCAGATACCGCTACTACCAGCACTACTGCCTCTGCACTTGCGGATGGAGACTATGGAGATATAGTAGTATCTGGTGGGGGTACTGCTATGGATATTGATGCTAATGTAGTAGGTAATACTGAATTAAGAGATTCTTCTGCTTTATCTGTAATTGGTAGAAGTGCTAATTCTGCTGGTGACCCTGCTGATATTGTAGCTGCATCTCCAGGAGATGTATTAAGAGTTGCTGGTGGTCCTCCAGTATTAGGTTTTGGTAGTATTCCTGAATCCTCTGTTACTAATCTTGTATCTGACTTAGCAGGTAAAGTCCCTACCTCAAGAACAATTACTGCTAGTGCTCCTATTACTGGTGGTGGAGACTTATCTGCTAATAGAAGTATTGGTTTTGATTCGTCTGCTTTACTAGACAATAATGCTAGAGTTAAAGTAGATAAAAATGGGGTAGGAGTAGGTACTAGAAGAGAACTAAACTTTATCGAGGGTACTAATATAACTCTTACTGTTACAGAAGATGTACCCAATGAAACGATAGATATTACAATAGATGCTTCTGGAGGTGGTTCTGGTTTAACTCATCCTCAAGTAGTAGGTAGGATTTTACAGTTATGTTAATTTTAGATGCAATTACTGAAAGTATAGTAGTAGTAACCACCTTAGCTAAGAATATTGATTATGTCTCTAGTTGGTCTGACTATACTACTACTACGCTGACTCCTGGTAATGACAAAGGTTCAATTACTACTGCCACTACGACTACTATTGTAAGTTCTCCAGCAGCCTCCACTCAAAGACAGATTCATTATTTCTCTCTTTGTAATAAAGATACTTCTAGTCAGACTCTATCAGTTCATCACGATACTTCTGGTACTAAGACTTTAGTTTCTCCTAATAATGTTATATTACAGGCGGGAGAGTCTTTAGTATATAATAGTAAGGATGGATTTAGAGTTCTTACTATTGATGGAGCAATAAAGACTACTTCTAATCCTACTACTGGACTTAATGCAGGATATCCTTCTGCTTTACTAAAGGTAGGTACTGCTTCCGAAGCTGTAGGTGTCTGGTACTGTCATTCTAAAGATACTGGTAATCCTGGTTCATGGGCTGTAGGTGCTCCTGGTATTAATGGGAGAAATACTGATGGTACTACTGCTGCGGATGCTGGTTGTCTTATCTATAAGAACGCATCTTCTGGTGCTAACTTTCTTCGTAGTTATACTGCTACTTCTACTGTAGCTCATTCTCACTATCTATTTGATGTAGTCTGGGTTAATACTGGCATCGCTGTAGCTACTTTAGGTGCTCAGGCTATTGTAACTGCTCCTTTCCCTGCTAGAGATGTCAATGGTTCTACAAACGGAGATGGCTATTGGGTAGGTATTCTAGTAGTAACTGCTACTACTAACGCAGGCGCTATTACGAATACTACTCTTTCTTATACTAATCAGGCCGGTACTGCGGGTAGAACTGCTACAATGGCTTCTTTCCCTGCTACTGCTGTAGCTGGTACTGTTGTCTGGTTTCAATTACAAGCAGGAGACTCTGGTGTAAGAAGTATTCAGTCTGTAACACTTGGTACGTCCTATGCGGGTGGTGCTATTTCGCTAATTGTAGCTAGACCTGTTGCTGTTGCTGGAGTTGCTAGTGCTAACCTTCCTGCCTATGGTTCTCTACTGACTGTTAATCCCTCTGGTGTTCCATTATATAACGGTACGTGTATGTTACCGTTCTACATTTCTTCCGCAACTACTGCTACAACTACGAACGGTTTTGCAGTAATTGAGAATAGGTAATTATGCCGATTGGTTCTACTTTAACTAATTCTGTACCTGCTGTTGGTTCTTCTGGAACTGGATATGCAACGGCAGTTAATGCTCTCTTAAATGAGATGAAAACTGCTATTGAAGGTACTGTTCCTTTCTCTGCTCTATCTGGCTCTACGCTGGATATGAATAATGTACCTATCATCGATGCTGCTTATGTAGCATTTTACAACACTACTGGTACTCCTTCTGCGGCTATCGCGGGTAGATTTGTATATTCTGATGGTGAAATGTGGGCAGTTAACTCTACTGGAGCTATTCAAATTACTTCTGGTGGTAGTTTAAATGCTGCTGCTATTGGAGGTATTGCTGGGGATTATGGTGGTGGTAACCCTGCTTCTGTACGCTTTGTAGATGCAGCATGGAGATATGATTTTTACGACAACTATACTGCGTTAGAGTATGGATATGTACGTTCTGCTGGGTTGGACATAGCTTCTGGTGGCCACGTTGCTACTTCTAACTTTGCACAACTTCGTTATGGTGGTGCTGGTACTTTAACCTTTACTCTTCCTCCTACGCTTCCTGCCAGTAATCGTTCAGTACTTACTATTGATTCTACTGGTGCTATTAAATTTAATGATGGTACTAGTACTGTTACTAATGATTTAGTAATGGCTGGTACTACCAGAGTAAGAGAGATTGGCCGTAAAAAGACTTTCTCTTTTAGTCTTTTAAATTCTAGTACCTCTGCTGTTGGTGGTGTAACTTATGCTAATGATTTAGTAGATACTATCCATGTAGATGGTATTAAAGTTACTGCTAACGGTAACTTAGGCATCATCACTATGATGCTAGAGGGGTTAGATATTGGTACAACTATTACATCTGTTACCGTTAGAACTTTTAAAGCAGGTGTAGGTAATACTCAGTGTAATTTTAAGGAATCTACTGATGGTACTGTAACTACTCTGAGTACTTCTGCTGTAGACAATACTGCTGGTTGGAGAAGTATTACTATGTCAGGTACGTGGACTGTTACTGCGGGTAAACAGTATTATGCTAGAATTACTACTGGTAATACTAATGATATTGTTACGTACGTAGAAGTTACTTATAATAGTTAAGGAAAATATGCC